TAATTGCGCTGTTTCTAAAATCATTTTAACAACATGTTTGTCATGGTGCATTTTTGCAGCTGTTTCCGGGTTTTCGTCTAAATAAAAAAGATTCATTTTTAATATCCTTTGTTTTATTAATATAATAATTATATCTAATCTAATATTAAACTAAGATTAAAATAATTTGTTTAATTTGTTTGTTGGTAAAAAATCAACTAATTTTTTGATACCATATCCTACTAGTCCAAATAAACCAAATGTTACAGTTAATCCACCTAATGCTTTAAATAATTGAATTTGCTCAGCTGTTAAATTTAAAATTTCCATGTTATTTCCTTTTATTTTTTATATATTATATTATATCAATAAAAAAAGCAAAAGTAAATAGTTTTGATCGAAAAATCTTATAAATTTTGAAATTTTTGTATTTCACCTTCTGCAAGTCTAAAATAAAATTTTGCTTTCTCTTTATCTGAACCAAGGTATGATGTGCCGGTGTTCATTAATTTGTGGAATCTTTCCATTGTTTGTTTTATTTCTGAATGCTTCATATTTTTTTCTCCATGTAGTATTTTGACGTAAACCAATTATATGCGGTATCCATTGCTGATTCAATTGCAGTATCTAACACTGATTCAACATCAGAATTCCATTCTAAATTTTTGTATCCGCTATCTTTTATCTCTTCTCTTAATAATTCATATTTAGCAGAATATTCGTAAATATATTGTGGCGGACACGTTTCTATATTTGTATTTATCTCTTCGCCTTCATACTTTTTAACATCCAAAAATGCATCTCTTAAATCATTTGCTGATACTATCACTTCTTGGCCATTTAAATTAATTTTGTATTCACCATTTGAAATATATTCCATTTTATATCCTTTTGTTTTATATAGTATAATTATATACTAACTAATATTAAAACAAGATTAAATATATAAATATAATAAAAAATAAGAGGTTTAATATGGCTTTATTTAAAGACTTAGGTTTTAAAAAAAGATTAGATAACACAATTGTATCACCTGATGCAAATAAATTTAATGGTTATGATTTTACTGAATTCACTGACCATATACAAAATGGGTGGACGCCGATACAACTGCAAGAAGACGTTGATGGCACAATAAATATTAGTGGAGATTCGTTTAGTAATATATCTAGTGTTACAATAGGAGATAATAGTACAAGTACACAGGTGATACCAGATGCTTCGTCTTATACAACTTATGATGGGTATGATTTTAGTAATGACTTTGTCTTAACATATAATGTTACTCATACAGGATTTAGCCAATATACTGGTCATTTATATATGTACGGAACCGCGGACGGGTATGATGACGCATTTTCTGTTAATAGGTATGCTATCAATAGAAAAATACAACTTAATACATATAGTTATGCTAGAGGTTCGCATTTTGCTGAAAGTATATCTGGTCCAGAAATGATAGAAAATGTTACATATAATGTTCAAATTGTTTATAAAAATTCAAATTTGCATTTATTTGTAGATGATGTTTATTATGGTAGTACAAAAAATAGTTGGTATTTTAATAATAATGAAACTATTCGGTGGGCTGGATATGATGGGTCAAGTCTAAATTATTTATTTTATGGTACAATGAATAACGGTAAAGTTTTAAGTAATTTTACATTAAGCAATAATAATGTAGCGCCATCAGTGACACAAGAACAAGATCAGGGTAATTGGGTTCAGTACAAAGCTGAAGCAACTAATATAGATGGTGATTTATATATTAATGATATGTTGCAAATTGTTGAATCTGTAAACGGTTCTGTTACAACATATACAACACAAACAACAGACACAGATCAATTAACAGTATCAACAGATGGTACAGTTGATTCAGTAGACATTAACGTTTGGACAAATGAAGCGTAAGGATTTAAATGAGCATCTTAAGACAAATTTTTACAGATGATATAATTGATCATTTAAAAAATAATAAAGACGAAATAACACCGGCGTTACTAGAAGAAATTAGATCTTTTGGTAACGAAGGTAAAAGTTTAGCTTTAGATATTTTAGATATAGAAAAAGATCACGAACATTTTTATATTGATTCTTTTGACAATAGAATTTCTTTTAATGGGAATAGAAAATTAAAAAAAGCGTTCACTTCACTATCATTATCAAAAATACATGAAATTGAAATGGAAAAATGTATTAATGATATACATTATTTTAAAGATAATTATGTTAAGATTAGAACTAAGACAGGCGTTAATTTTCCGGAACTAAGAACTTATCAAAATGATTTTATCGAAGAATTAGATGGAGATGATGAAGGTATTATAGGACTAATGGGAAGACAAAGTGGAAAATCTATATCTACATCGATTTACTTATCACATTTATTTTGTTTTGAAACTGAAAAAAATATTGGTATTGTTGCAAATAAAGGTTCTATGGCCAGAGAATTTTTATCAAACGTTAAAAATATATTATTAGAGTTACCTATTTGGATGACTCCTGGCGTAAAGACTTGGAATAAAGGTTCAATAGAAGCCGAAAACGAAATGAGGGTTTTAACTGATGTACCATCATCAGATGCATTCAGGGGATTTTCTATTCATGTCGCAGTTATGGACGAAACCGCATTCATTAAACCATCAGTATGGGAAGAATTTATCGATGCATTTTTACCATCGCAATCTGCACTTGCATGGAAGAAAAACATTATATTAAGTACGCCTAAAGGTATGAATCATTTCTTTGACTTAGTAAAAGGTGCAAGCCCGGACTTCGAAAAAAATGGATCAGGTGTTAAATCAGCCGGCGAAACACATAATGGATATAAATTATTTAAAGTAGATTGGAGGGATGTCCCTAGATTTGATAAAGATGGTAATCAAATGAGTAATGAAGATTTCATGAATCATATTATATCTAAACATGGTTTATCATATTTTAAACAGAATTTCTCTTGTGAATTTTTAGGATCATCAGCTACATTAATTTCTTCAGAAAAATTAAGAAAACTTGAATCAATGGAACCAGAAGAATTAAAAGATGGTAAATTAAAGATATATGAATACCCTGAGTCAAAACATAATTATATAATGACAATTGACCCAGCAAAAGATGGAAAGGATGCTTTCGCTGTACAAATAATAGATATAACTGAGTTTAGATTTAAACAAGTAGCAACTGCACAACTACAAATTGATTACCTTTTAATGCCAGAATATATCAATGAGTGGTGTGAATATTATAATAATCCTTATTTGATTATTGAAAATAACGAAGGAGCAGGCCAATCAATTGCAGACCAAATGAAAAATGATTATGAATATGAAAATTTACATTATGACAAAGATATTGGTAGGAATAAAAGAAAGAAATATCCAGGATTTAGAACCACACCAAAGACAAGAAAACAAATATTACAAACTTTAAAACTATTTATTGAAAATGATAAATTAGAAGTGAATGACAATTCAACAATATCCGAGTTTTATCAATTTATTTTAATTAATAATAAATACCAAGCAGACGACGGCGCGCATGATGATATGATAATGTCATTGGCTTTAACGTTTGTCCCATTTGTAAATACTAAGAACTTTGAAGATATGAGGAAACTTATTAAGAACCTATATGCAGATGATTCGAGTGATTTAGATAAAACAAACTTTGGCGAATTATTAACAATAGGTAGTTTTGATGATTATTCAGATGACCATTTAGAAATACCCCAGCATAATGATAGATGGGATGGCCATATCATAAAAAATGGAGGATTTATTTAATGATTATTTTTAATGTATTCTAAATAATAAAAATTTTCAACCAATATATCTAATATAAATTCATCATATTTAGATAAACTTTCATCGGATTCTTTGTATTTAGAAATAATTTTCCAACCATGCCATTTAGGAAATTTCTTCTTTACAATACCGCAGTAATTGTAATGAAGCTTTTCCTTTTCTTTTTGTACTTTAATAAATTCTGTAAGTGCCATATTATTAATCCATGTTTTGAATTATTTATAACACTATGTAGTCTTTCTAAGTTTTACGTTGTGTTTACCCTTCTTAATAGCATCACTTCTAGATTTTTGATATGCAGCTATTTTAGTTTTATTTGCTTTATAATATCTTTTTGTTTTCGATTTATTCATTCTTGCATCTTTTTTTCTTTGTGCTTTGGTTTTTCTTAAATCAGCTTTAGAATTACCCATAAATTTTCTTTTTTTCTTGTTAAGATTTGACGCTTTCATTACTCTAGATGCACCTTCTTCCATTTCATATGTTTCGTCATCTTCATCTAGCATATCTAAAATTTGATTATAGAATGTTTCACCTAATAGTTTAATCATAGTTTCAACATCAGATATTTCAAATTGATCCAAATCTTCAGATTCATCCATATCAAAAAATTCCTCATACAAATAAACACCAAATTCATCTATTTCATCAGCGCTCATTTCTGATAGGATAGCTTTTATTTTTATTAAATTATCTTCAGATTCTTTTAAAAATTGTTTAAACGACATATATTTCTCCTTTTTAATTATTTATATGTAAATAGTCTCTTACGTCTTTGCTATTTTTAT